GACAAATACTAAAAATACTAGGTACAACACCTATCTCCCGTTTCTTGTTCTCATCCTTGCCCTCCGCACGCAAAACATGCACACTATCTCTCTGTCCAGTGTTTTTGGCGCATTATACAAAAATGGGTCAAAGATTTAATGATTGGCAATGGTCATCTTGCATAATGATTAAGGAATGTCAACGCTTTGTTACCGGAAAAAAGCGGTTACCGAAGCCACTGGGCACAAACCTCTCCACCCAAAAGTGACGAATTATTCACTCTCCACGTCGTCATAATTAATACCCCTTGCTGATGCTGACAAAATCATATTTCGAGTCAGCGCCATTATAGATGAAACCGAGATAATCCTTCTTGCCTGCCGTTGCGGTCAGGGTCGGCGGCAAGGTCAAGTCTGTGCCTCCTCTTGCTTCCGCGCCGAACGCAATTGCCCCCGGCCCTGAATACTGTTTGATGATAAGGATACAGCGCTGACCATTTCTTGCCCCGGTAAACGCAAAGGTTGTGGTAACCCTGTCCAGGGTGATCTGCGCCGTGCTTCCGAGCGACCAGTTAACGGTCACATTATCGGCGCACGTCAAAGTCTGAACGATTTCGTCCGGTTTTCTAAACCTGGCAGGTAAAAATATCGGATACAACTCGTTGCTTGTTGTGTTTCGATAAGCAAGGACCAGTCTGGCGATTGTAAGAAAATTCGACGCAGCCGCAGTCGTTACCGCCGCCTTCTGCATGGTCAGGGCCGCATCGTTTGTCTCAGATAAGTCAACATAACAAAACTCATTATCAGAAAGGGCGATAGAACCCGCCGCAATGGTGTTCTGGATTGCCTGTCCATCTTCACGGTTGAAGACGATACGAATTGTTCCACCCCACACCAGGGTAGAGCCATCCCACGAAATATCTCCATCGCAGTGAACAATTGGACGCTTGGTTGCGTATGAGATTGCCTTATCCAGCGCTGCTAAGACGGGGTTCATGGATGCGGCTGTGAATTGGGTTACCGCTGCGGCCCATGCGGTATGATAATTATTGCCCATTTCGTTTTCCTCCTTCTTCTAAAAACCCTTTCACCTGCTCAAACACTTCTAATATTCGAGACGGCCCCTTTGAAGCTTCTGTTCTGGAAAGCTCAATTAAATTGAGTTGCTCTTGGCGCATAGATTGCATTTCCTGCCTCATTATGCGCAAATCCGCTGCAATCGATTCCAATGCTCTTATTGCCCGACCAAACATTTTCCCCTCCTCACATCAAATCTCCTGCCCCATTATATAAATTGACATAAGCAACGTTCATCAATCCAACTATGGATTCATTGATCGAGAACATCGGCGATTCGTCCCCAGGATCATTACCGTCTCTGGTATATGTTACAACAGCAGACGACCCCATATAAAAAACCAGAGATGCTGATTCATCCTGTGATACACCTCCATAGCTCAGGGTTCCGTTTCCTCGCATCCAGCTAATTTCAATACAATACCCAACCCCACCTATTTGAATAAGGTTTCCATATTGGTCCCGCACCGAAATGGTAATTGTCGTTGACAATTCTCCCCATGCCAGTTCTTCATCAGCAACCGCCACTCTCAATTCTGTCGGAACCGGATCAGAGACAAGGCGATTTATATCTGCCGCCGAAACAGAAGTCATGTTGGGATAAATCAAAATCCAGCCAAGCCTGACGTGACTTGTGGGGGCTGCTGGAGGATCCGGAATTGTATCCGTCGTTAAGAAATTCGTTCCTTTGACGACATGCGCGTCTCCGTCTACTCCTGCCACTATTGAATCGTATCGAAAGTGCGTTGAACTGGCGGCGTCAAATGTTACCGAATCCCCCACATTATCCATAATAAGATCAGACCGGTCCATGACGAGATCGGAACGATCCATAAGCATTCCCGATAAATTATAATTAACGCCGGCAATTCTAATTACTCCGGGACGAACAACCGCACCCATCGAGGCGGGAATTGTCGGCGCAATAACACATCCGACTATAACGGCGTCCGACGGATTGGGCGGGCTCGGCGGCCCTCCTCCTGCCACAGGCGTCGGCAATAGAAATCCATGCCCGACAACCTCGATTCGCCCCTTATTTCCTCCGGGGTGAGAGATACGAACGGAATTTCCCGGCCTCAAATACTGAGGCGCAGCTTCCCAGTTCTCGGGATACCATGCCTTAATGCGGGTGTCTGAGCCCTGAATTTGTACCCAGCAATACCGATCTGCAGATACAACCGAATATACGACAGCGTCTCTCAACTCCTTCCGTTCTTCCAGGCGTTGATTAAATTTATTTCGAATAATTCTGCCGCCGTATAGTCTCACGATATAACCCAGCCCTCAATTTCATCAAGGAAGTATCCATCGCCCCCGCTTGAATCCGCCTTTTTAAACTTGCGTTTTAAATTCGTCACAAACAGGTCGATATTCTGCCCGCTATAGGGGTGCGCCATCCTGATCGTATCGCCTTCTTCATCCTGAAGATGCGCTATTTTTGTCATAGTAATGCGTCTGCGCTGCATCTGCGCCACCATCCCCTCGAATGCAGCAACGGCAGCACAATCTGCAACTGAATAGCAAAGAGGATCGTCGATGACCTGCTCAATGATAGAACCAATCTCTGCCTGGGCCTCTTCATCGTCCCAGGAGGATTGAACGCTGCGACGAACTGAACCAACCGGACAGGCATGAATAGAATACTGGTAATTTCCTGTTGCCCCCAAAACCATCATGGCCAAAAGAAGCCCTACCCCCTCAATTTTCCGCCCCAACGGGATAGTAACACCAGAGGAGACAATAAACCCGGCAGCGGCAATTATATCTCCTATGAAATTTCCAGCAATGTATATGCCGATCGCAGCAAGCAGCACCGGAATCAAATTCGGGGCGCTGACAGTAATTATGCAATAACGATTTTCGTACCCTTCTGCCGTACCTTCCGCAAGACTCTCCGAGATGTTCCCGGCAAGCTTAAACGCTATTGATGTAGCCGTTTCAATGATTTCCAGTCTTGGATTCAGGCATTGTCTGCTACGATCAGCGGAATACCACACATCAAAATCTTTTCGGCATCCCCACCAGCCCACCGTCCCGTTGAGCGAACCAACAGCTTCCTCCGCGAAAAGAACCTGCGTAAAATCCAATTCCTGCCCCTGCACGGTGACCCGGTTTGTGAAATCGCTATATTTGTCATCGGGAGAATACCGAACAAGCTTTGTGTTATTGCTGTAAGTATGGTCAATGCTTCCTGCATTTGTGATTCGCCTGGCTGACGCAAGGCCATCGACATCAAACCGGAAAAAATAACCAAAGCGATTACAAACTTGATTGATAATCTCGTCAATGGTTGTGTCCAGCCACTGATGTTGCAGTACCGTGCCGCCTTCAAATGCGGGAATGTTCAAATCTCCGGCTTCCAGCCCTGCAAAATCGGTCAGCACATCTTCAATAATCACTTCCGGAAGATCATTGTAAAGATCCGTTGCATAAACATGATGATGTTCCCAGATGCACCGCTGATCCTCAGCAACAACTTGCATAACGGGATATTCCCCCCTCTCGTATTTCAGAGAGATTTCTGTTACAAAAAACGTTCCCGCATTTTGCCAGTAGTCCACACCAAGGATCTTTTCTCCAAATCGCAAGATCAGTTTACGACCTTTTTTGAGGTATGAATTATAGAAGCTTCCCAGATTATATGGATCGAACAAATGGCCATGCGAAACAGAAAAAGTCAGGGATGCAACCTTCCCGTCAATGGATCGTTCCGTTGCAATTTCTCCAACAAGAAATTCTGCCAAATCCAGAGTAGACCCGTCCTTGTCCCACTTGATAGCTTTAGATCCGTCCCATGTCTCATGTGTCCAGAAAACAAACATAGAGGTTGTAGTCTCCGGGTCGGGTACTCCCACGGCCTCGTGATCCAGGTAACCCTGTACCAATTCATCGATGGCAGACCATTCCCAGTGATCAACATCCCATTCCCCGATAGAATAATTAGACTGATAAAAAGAACCATAAATAGAGAACTTAATCAGCCCATTCCAGGGATACGGGGGACTTATGTCAACGGCTCCCGTAAAAACGAATTCGTTCAATGAATCGTAACAAACGGGCCAAAAATAATTATAACCGTCAGGCGTCATGCCCGAAATATTCGTATTACTGTACAAAACCCAGCTTGAGGAAATTGTATCAAAAACAGCAATTCCATAACCATAGGAGGATATAATCAAAGAATTATCCGGCCCCTCAATCACTTGTCTCAGGGCATAATCATCTATAGAAGAATAGGTCGGCCGTTTATATGTACAAATATCGGAATCAAGATCAAGCTCGCATAATCCCCGATAATCCGCTTGCCCATCCCCCGAATGATAAATGATGCCGCCCCATATTTTGCCTTCTGCATAATGAAAGCCGCCGGATATTCCCTGATAAGGAAAGCTGGGATACGATGAATACTTATAATCCTTCAACAGGGCCCCGTCAGAAAGCTGATAAATGCCTAACCTGCCGGCTACCCCCCCAGCGCTGCAACTTGAAACAATGACCATGTCGTCGTCAGGAACAACCAGAAAACCGCCCCTATCCGCCGGCCCTAATCCTGCAAGATCACTGTTTGACCATGAAACCTCCAGAACCGTGTTCCAGGTATACATAACAGGGTCTCCGGAGCCGGGGTCCGATAATGAAACGTAGCCCAATATAAATTTATTTGTGATATTTCCAAGATCACTCAACAAAATGTACATTCTGTCACTGGCGACATCAATTTGAACCCGAACCCCCCAACGTGAATTTCCGGGATCAGGGATATCGACATTTTCAGTTACGCCCCGAACAGCATCGGTTTCAAACCAGTACTGCTTTATCGTGTCTGCCTGGCCATCTAAAAGACAAACTCCCCCGTCCCACTGCCCTCCAGACATACGAGCTTGCACAGCTATCGGGATGATATAGCCATCGCCTTTGTGGCAATACGGATATACCGAGTTTATTTCTAAAAACATGAAAGAGGGGAAAGACGACGGCGTTGATGTACTGTTCCAGTACTTGTCAACCGTCCAGGCATCGACATCTATTTTTACAACACATGATAAACGATTGTAACCAGTGTTGACATTAACGACATAAAGCTTCCTGTTGACAGCATCAAAAGTCAAGTTCGTACAGATGTCTCCATCAGGCCATCCTGACGCCGTATCATCCATTTTCAGCGCACTAACATATTTTGTAAACATCATCGTAATCTGATTCGCCACTTTTTGCAAGGCTACCGGGTGTTTCCCCGTTTCGGAGTATTCTGCATAGCTGGTAAATTTTGTGGCTGCTGACCAGGTGGCCCCACCATCCGATGAAGTCGAATAATAAATGTTTGTCAGCTCTTCTCCCGTTGGGCCGGTAGATTCCACAACATCAAACCACAGCCAAAGATCTCCTGTGGAGATTTTCAGGAGAGATGGATTGCTTAACTTCCACGTGGAGGTAAGCCCGGAAATGGATAATGCCGATTCTGCGGACCAGGTAGTAAAATTAGTAGATGTTCTTTTATAGACGTAATAATTGCTGCCTGACTTTTTTGTATAAACAATCAGGTAACTATCAGCGGCTTTTGTGATGACCCACGGATCACCGGTAAATATACTGTTGCTCCAACTTGGAGATATGTCAGCAGAGCTGAGAAATGTTCCCGTAAGGTTTAAAATCCTATACTTCAGTTTATAGAGGCTGCCCGACTTATTGTTCACAAGTAAAATCATTCCAATATTGCCATTGGTAAGTTCACAAATGGAAACCGACTTAGCCTCATTGCTTGCATAGGAAAACATATATTTGGTGTATGTAGTAAACACCGTTCGATCAACATCGGAAACCACAAATTTAATGCCACTCGCTACCCCGTCATGATAAACATATGCCAAAATAAGACGACCAGACGAATGCGAAATAATAGATGGAGCGTACTCTTCAAAACTTTCTGCAGTTAGACGAGTACCATCAAAAGGGATATCTGCGACTCTGGGAGTTGAAGTAATTTCAACAAGGGGGCGCCTGGACTGATTCTCCTGGGCGGCGGCAAGAGCGGCGTCCAATGTAACGGCCATATTACACCTCGCTCAAAATCAGGAGGGTCATCTTGACGTCGCGGCGATTGCGGTCCGTCCCGCCGTTAAGATAAAGATGATATTTGCCCGTAAGGTCCGTGATTTCGACATTAAATGTTTTTGAACTACCGTCCTGGGGATCGAAGACGATGGCTTCATCGGCAGCAAAAAGGGCATAAAGGTAATCGTACATCTCTGTCGTCATATAATCCCAGGCGAGCAGGATCTCTGATCCCGCGCACATTAATCCCCAGGAAAAAACGGCCACGCTGGTATAGGTTTTGACGGAGGCAATGCTCTTTCCTTCCTGGATGATCCCATCCACCGCTGAAGGGTTTGAATCGAACGTATAATCGCCTAACACCATGTTGCCCATTATGAATGATCCTTTATTATTTTAATGACAGTATTTTCGATTCCGCTTTGCAAATCAGATATCAATTTTTTCGTGCCGACATCGGCACTAACCGAAACATTGACCATCAAATTGCTGCCGCTTTCCGCCACTACTCCCAGTTTATTGCCGATCCGTTTCAAGGGCATAATCGCTTCTGGTCCTGCCTCGCCCATTAACCCTGTTCCATTGGCCATCGGAAAGAATGTCGGGCGTGTAACGATACCGCCGCCAGCAAAGGCCAGAACGCGACCGCCCTGAAAGATATTGCCCTGGCTGGAAGTCAAAAACATCGATGACATATAGGCTGCCAGGGGACCGGTAATTGTTTTCTGGATCGTAATTCTAATCAGATCCTCGATAATGGAATCGGCAAGATTCTTAAATGATAGCTTGCCCGTTTTTACGAAATCCACCAGGGCATCTTCCATCCCCTTCATGGTATTTGTCGCGGCATCGCCGATATTTTTCCATACATTGGCGGCTTCTTCGGAGTATTGATGAAGGGATGCAAATACCGGCTTGAGCTCCTTTTTGACTCCGAGTAGTTCTCCTTGCGTCTTTTTTATTGCATCAGCCTGGGCATACCAAGAAGCCGGGTCTTTTGATTTATCCAGAGTTTTCAAATAATCCTCCTGGCTATTTTTCAGTTCTTCCAGGAGCTGGATCCTCTCTTTGAGGGTATCATGATGAAACCGCCCTTCTTTTTCGGCCAGATCGAGGGCGTAAAGCCGTTCGTTTATGTCGCTTTCGCGAATCGCGTTCTGAGCTTCGGCGTTAATTTTATCGATGGCCTTCGTCTTGGCTGATTCAATCTGGACAATCTTGTCGGCATAAGCCTGATAATCGATAACGCCGGCGTCATAAGATTCCACGGCGGTAATGCGCTGCTTCTCGGCCTCTACTTCCGTCTGGATGATGCGTTTTTGGGTCTCGGAGGCATTGGCTTCGGTCAGTTGCTGATTCAGGTCAATGATCCTTTTATTCAGGTCGCTGCGTGTCCTGAAATCCTCTTCCGCTATCTTTTTTTGCTCATCTTTGATGGCCTTTTGCGTTTCCGCGGATTCCCAGCGGCCGATGGTTTCTTTGGCTGCCTTTTTTTCGCCCACCGGGAGTTTACCCGGGATGCTCGCCCGGAGATCCGCCGCTTTCTTGGCAATGTCGATTAATTTCTGATCGAGGGGACTCAAATCGATTTTATTGATATCCGCCTCCAGGTCCCGCATGGTTTTTGCCCAGGCATCGCGGGCCTTCGTTAATTCCTCATCCTTGATGACCGGTTTCGTCGGGCTTCCCGGCTTCATTTTGCTGACGGCCTTATCGACGTTATCAAGCGAGATCATGGCGCGATAATTTGCATCGGCCGTTTTCCAGGCCTCTTCCTTAATGAGTGTGAATGCTTTACCGACTGCCCGCAGATGACCGGCAAATGCTTTTGCGCTCGACGCTCCTTTCTCAATGCCAACGAATGCTCCGACCTCGGCAACCTTTTCCATGATCCATGCCAGGGCACTAGCCAATGATTCAATAACCTTCCAGAATCCGAAATGTAGCATGCTGATACTGAATTTTACGGCCTCGATCGCCTTGAGCAGCACGTGACCGATCACTTCTGCAATGTCTTGGAACTCATTTTTGATTTGCTTCCATCGACCGGCATATGTTTCGAGGTCGGCAGCGGCGGCCCCGCCGAATCTATCATTGAGGTTTTTCAGGACGGCGCCGAATCGCTCATTTTTAGGAATGGAATCGTCGATGACAATGCCATAGCGTTTCAGGCGTTCCGTTTGCCCCTGGTAAGCCTTGCCGATAAGCTCGCCGGCGGATTCGACACTCATACCCTCATCGCGCTTGGCCGTGGCAAAATCAAGAATGGTTTTAGTGGCCTGTTTGACTTCCTCATTGGTCATGCCGTAGGTTTTCAGGTTCCCCATCAGCGCCTTGAGATGATCATCCTCAAACGACGTCGTCTTTTGTAATTGAGAGGCATAGTCTTCGAGATCGGCCAGGCCCTCTTTCGTATAATCGCCCTGGTTGCGCATGGCGACGGCGAGTTTCATGGTGGCGGATTCCGCCTCCGTATAGGCGGTGATAAAATATCCGAGCTTATCTATCACCTGTTGGGCGGTATAGATGACGGATGCGATACCGGCCGCCATCATGGCCCATGATGATTTGCTCTCTTTTCCGAGGCGCTGATTTTCTGAGATGACGCCTCCGATATGACCTTTCAAATCGGCCAGTTTGGCATTTATGTCGGCCACGTCGCCGCGGATCTGGATCAACACCTGGTTATCGGACATCTTTTTTTACCTCGATTTTCCTGTCACACCTGGCGCAATCAATATCTTTTCGCGCCACCTTGCATACCGCGCAATATTCATCCCGGACATCTTCGTCCGTTTTGACTCCCATGAAGGCCAAAACCGCCTCCCGGAAGAGGACTTCCCGGGTGCGATATTTCACCCAGGGTTTAACTTCTTCCAGGGTATATCCCCAGAGGATGGCATCCCTTTTTGTTATGTCTCCTCCGGCAAGGAGGATGCAGCATTCGTCGATGAAGTCTGTGTTCCCGCCATCTTCTTTTCGATTCCCGCGATCATGCCGCTTAGGGACTTCAAAATTAAAGAGGTCGGGTTCAATACGAAAAAATCATCGATCGCCTTGAGGGCCATTTCGGCATCGATGCCGAAATTAAGCTCATCGGCCAGTGTATTAACATCTTTATCCCGTGGATGCTGGCCCTCTTCCGTAAGAACTATTGCAAAGGCGCCCGGAAGCTTGTCGCCCAGGACATCCAAAAGGCCGACAAAATCAAAACGCATATCCGCCGGGAATTCCAACCCGGCCAGGTGCTTGATGAGCTGCCTGACCTGCCCCAGGACTAGTTTGCGCTGAATATATATCTTATCGCCGATCTTATATTTGATTTCCTTCATTAAATCGTGGCCTCCGCATTGTTGATCGTGATCTGGATTGACGATTCCTCCGCCGAATTGCCGTAATACGCCTCAAATGGCCCCTTATAGAGGAGGCCCTGGGGTCCTTCAATGAGCGGGGTCTCTTTGGAGATGATCAGCTCGGGAACGTATATTTCCATGGTCTCGTTGCCCTCGGTGCCGGCGCCGGTGCCGTTTTTAAATCCTATTTTCAGGCTGCTTTCAGTTTTATTGAGTGCCTTCATATACATGGCCATCGATTCAAAAAGCGCCGTCATGGTCCCCGATACTTTGACGAGACCTTCAGGCAAACTTCGGCGGATTCCGCCGCCGCCCAGGGCATAATTGCCGCCATCCAGGTTGTTTTCAATTACAATGTCGACACCCGTCAGATAGGCGATATCGACGCCCCCTTCCTGAATTGTCGAGAGAGAAAAGCCGTCAAAAGCATTATGGCCGGGGTCGTCATAAATACCATCGATGGATGCATCGCCCAGGGTACCGTCTGCGCTTGCCGATCCGGTGCCGGTATCAGTCAGGGCTTCTTCGTCAGTGAATTCTCCCGACGGATTGATGAGGGTCAAGAATCCCCCCGGACTAACGGAATTGGCGGCCTTGATGAGGGCCGTATGGCCGCTTCCTGCGCCGGACAATATGAGACCGGCAGTAAAGGCGCCCAGGACGGTCTTATAGTTCAGGATTTGCGCTTCATAGCCGCCCATGAGGTCAAAAGAAACATCCTGGATTCCCTCTGGTTTCACGGCTATGCTGAGGCGGGACACCTTGCATCCCAGAAACAGGAGATAACGATCTAGATCTGTAAATCCCTTCTCGAAAATCATGGAGGGCAGGTCGCCCACCGTAAGGACATGCGCATAATAGGGCGAGACGTTAGTCGTCTGTTTCGATCCCAGAGCAGCATACAGGAGCGTCCCCAGTTGCGGGGCAAGTTCCGTCTGGAAACCGCCCGAAACGTCGCGGTTTCCGCGGACGGGGGCGATCGCGTTACGGTTATCGCGCAGGACTTTCGAGGTGTTGAGATTCATCTTCTCGCCGATTGTCTCCGAGATGAAATAGAGCATCTTCAATGCCGGGGTTGTCGGCATAGTGGCAAATGCCGTCTCTACCATGTAACCGATTTTTGATTTAATTCCTTTTGCCTGAGTCATGATTTGTTCCTCCTTTACGTGTGCCCTTAAGGGTATGTGCTTGTAACTCGTTCATAAACCGTAAGGGTCATCCCGACGATGTGGTAGAGATCGGCCCCTAATTCGCCCAGGTCGGACATATTGACCGCGTCTATATTTAAAAGATCCGTCCGCTGGCAGGTGCCGGCAAGATCGCCGGCGGCTTTAAATGCCGTAAAAATCTCCTCCAGAAGCGCCTGGAGGGCAGTCTCCGATGCCGCGGCATCATCCAGTTCAACAATCCCGGAGATGCGGTAAGTATGAATGCGCTCGATCAGACCTTTTATTCCCAGAGTAATGCGACTGGAGATTGTCGATTCACGATGGATTACCCAGCCGTTGACTTTTCCCGCGTCATCCTTCATCATGGCGAAATAATCGGCCAGTGACCGGGGATAGCGCTCGTAGGCATGTACGGGGCCGATGCCGGTGACTGCCTCCAGGACGCTTTTGATCTGGGCATTGATCAAGGCTTCGCTCATTTCACATTCTCCATCTTATACTTGCCCGCCAGATAGCGGGTGATATTATCCAGGGATTTGAAGGCGACATTCTTGCGAATGTTCGCCTGTTCACGCCTAAAAACGGGGCCGATGACGGGACGGGGCGGCGTCTTTAAGCGCTGCGTGCTCTTCTTCAAGGGGAAGCCCAGGGAAAAGGCCATTTTTCGCATCCTGGGCGTGACCGGCGTCTCGTATCCGGCGGCGTGCCGCTTGGCCAGGCCGCGCATACGCTGATCCAGAAAACCGATGGTCATGGTCTTGATTTGCGGATCATAGTCATAGCGCGACGCGCCGGCCAGCTTGAGGAGTGGACTGAGCCGGGTCGAAAGCATTACGTCTTTGTACAGCCTCCGGGATCCTTCGCCCTTCTTGCGTCCCTTGCGGGAGAGGCGGTAATTTTTAACGAATTGCCTTTTTGCCCGTGACAATACTGCCGTATGGGGATTCAACTTCGGCCACTTATCGCCTTCCGGACCGCCCAACTGGATGGCCTGTTTAATGATGTTGCGGATCCGGTATCCTTCCGACCTGAGAGCCGAGGCGATGGCGTGGTCAGCATACTGCGGGAATCGCTCAAGTTGCCGGCTCCATTCTTCCAGCCCGAATTCACCGCGATCATCGACGTATATTTCCGCCATTTAACTGCTCCGCTTGTTAATAGGAATGGTCCATTCCAGGCCGTCTTCTACCCGCTCGGCTTCACCGATTACTATCCAGGTGTCGGCACCGATCGTAATCTCGTCACCCTTTTGGGGCTGGGCGATATCCCCAGCCTTAACCCGGACCTGGGCCCGGACGCCATATTGATCGGCGCCCCGGTACTCGTCGCCCTCGCCGTAAATGACGTGGGCCTTAATAGTGGTCGATATTTTCGGGCTCGAGCCTGTTTGTGTATAGACCACGCTTACGGCAAATTCATCGGTATTGTAGAAGATGCTTAAATCAGCAACCATCTGGGTTTTTAAGGTCATGGTCCGTCAGGACTCCTTTTTTGTCTTAATTAGAAACTTTACTTACGGGCCATCTTCCCTACTGAGCAACCGACCCGCCGGTCACATTGCTATCTTTGGCGAATAGACCCATTAAAAATAGGCCCACAACCGAAATGGCATGCCCTACATCAGCCGGTATTCCAAAAAATGGAAGTAACTGACCCGATGCGCTTAAAATACCTGATAATGTGGTTTTCCAATTTTTCATTTTCCTATCTCCTTTTCTTTCTTGTGCCCTTCAGGGTATTAGATTTTCTTCTTGTACCCTTCAGGGTATTGGCTCGTTTCTCTTTCCTTTCGGCCTCGATTTGCCGCACCCTGCCTGTTTTCATTTAATCTTTCCACTGCACATGGGGCCAGTCCGCTTTTTTCCAACGGCCGCCCGCTTCCAGTCCGCAGTCTTCGGCAATTTGGACGAACTCCTTCCAGTCCGGGATATTGTCGAAATCCGCATCTACCTTGATGTCATAATTCGCCTTCCCTGCGATCTCCTGATAATAATCCACCGCCTCCCTCAAAGTATGGATGGTAATTTTCCTCCAGGTGACGGGTCGTCGGTTTTCTTCCATCGTGATCGGTGCCAGGCCAACGGCCTTATAGGCGGCGTTCACCTGATCCAGCGGAAAGCGCCCGCGTTTTCGGAGGGCATTGTGTTCGGCCTGGGATCTGAAAGTGCAGGATCGTTTAAAATTGAGACCGGCATCTGCAAGGCGTCGCTCAAGCTCAATGATTTTCGTCTGCATTCGGGGTGTCAGGTCTTCTATTTTTCGGGATGCCATATCATTCCTCGTGGACGATCACGGCTGTCGTCTTCGGTTTGCATTTCTCGCCGTCACAATCGATTTTATGGCCATGAGAATTTACCCGTTTCCACAACTGTTGAATATCCAGCTTGATCCAGCCCACAAGTAGCAAAATCACCGCTTGAAGTCCGTTCATGAGCCACATTAACTGGTTTCCTTCATTCATGGTCAATCTCCTAAATCAGCATAACCCGGATGATCTTCCGGGATCCATTTCCGCAAAACGGACAAATCTTCGTCATCATGATAGGAATTATTGTTCACCGCTTCATGTCCAGATCCGATGCCTTTCCGGCCGGGCAGGCCTTTTATGCCGACGTACAGGCAGTCATCTTCGCCGTCATCAAAGATCAGGCCGCGGCCGTCTTTGGAAATTCGCTCCGTCTCGGTCCGGTCTTTCGCGTCGCATTTTGGGGCAGATTCTCCGTTGACCAACTTCCACATCCGTATATCGAGAAAGCTGTTTCCATCGAGAACACTCAAGACTTCGGGTAGAAACGATCTCCGGAATCCGGTCTGGGCGAGGCTCGCATGGCCCAGATTGTCATGGCGGAGACATCTTCTGGCCGGGACATGGTAATATTTGGAGCGCCCGATGCCGACGATTTCGAATTCCTGCAGGCGCTTTGCCATTTCTTCGATATAGCGGGGAGCGTAATATTCATCGTCCTCCATGATGAGGACGAAATCGCCCGTAATGTGCGGGATGGCGGCTTTCATATTTATGATCATAGTGTGGCGGGGATCGTCCGGTTGCGGCTGCCGGCGTATATAATCGCAGGCGCAGGCGGGGGCATGCGGGATATTCCCGTCATCAACGACGATCCATTGATCCGGTTTTCGCGTCTGGGCCATGATCCATCTTTCACAGAGGGCAAAGGCATAAGGCCTGTCGCCGGTTAGGGTTATAACTGTCACACATCTTTTTTTTTAGCCGTCACCCAGAAACATTGCTGGGCATGCGACCAGTGATCGGCGATGGAAATCTCATCGAATCCGGCGCGCCTTAGATAACATTCCAGGTGCGCCCGGGAAAATCCGGTTTTATGATATTCGCCGGGATTTGCCTGATTGCCGAAAATCATGTCCAGGTTAAATCCCCAGCGCTGCTCCTCCGGCTGGGAAAGCCAGTTGCGGATGCACCATTCGAGATTGGGGAGATTCATTTTCAGGACGCCGCCGAGCCTTAAAACCCGTGCCCATTCGCGCAGAACAGGGATAATCTCGTTTTTCCCGAAATGTTCCAGGAGGTGCGAGGAATAGATCTCGTCGATGGAATTGTCTGCATATTTCAGTTCGCGTGTGTCCATGGTGATGTCGGCTTCCGGGTCGTGCATATCAATGTTGATATAGCCGGTTTCCCGGACGGTTCCGCATCCGAGGTTCAGTTTGATCTGGTTATCTCCGATTATACCGTTATCAGGGAAAAGCCAACCGGCCTTGATGTCGGGCAGTTCGGCGAGGCGCTTCAAGATCACGTCAATCTGCTCGTGATAGTCGCCGGGGCGATATTCCGAATGAACAAATCCATCCTGCAGAAGGGTGCGGCTGTCACCGCGATATGAATCGAAGCCCACCATGACAAGGTTCGTGCAGCCGAATATCCGGACGGCAATCTCTAAGGCCGCCTTGTGGGAAAATGTCGCGCCCGGCTCGCAGCCCAGGTCGCGGCGGCACTCGAAGTGGTAGCGACGGGGATAATCTCTCATCTGCAACGCCGAGGCCGGATCTTTCAAGACGGGGTTTTCGCAAAGGATCAGAGCGTCCCCGGGGCGCAGGTAACGGACCAGCTCCGGCATGATGTCGCCGTTTCGCCATTGGGAATACACATCGTTATCAAGATCGAGGTCGTAGACATTTATGATTGCCTCGTTCAAGACGATGACCGGCCCGGGGCCGAAATGCTCTTTCCGGATGTTGAGAAGAGAGGCGCCGCGACCGACGATATAGGCCGTCTGGCCGGCATAGCATCCTTTCAGACCCTTAATGGGGCTGGACAGAGGTATGGTGACACTGTTTGCGGCGGCGTGGCAGACAAAAATATACCGGCGCGGCGATTCGGGGCTGGGAAAGTTTTCGACAATCGACCAATGCCGAGACAGGGTATCCTGCCAGCCTGCCCGGTCCATCTTTACCGTCGTCATGTCCTTGCCGAGGCGCATATCGGAAAAATCATAAACCTCGCAAACCAGGTTGTCGCAGGTGCGCCGGATCTCGTCGAGGATCCGCTCCAGCTTGTCCGCCTGGACCGTCATCAAGGTGTTGATGCAGATTCCCCATTCGGCGTGCGGTATCGCGGCCAAATCTGCCAGATCTGCGCAAATAAATTGCAGAGGGCTGTCCGGCTGCCGGAGGATATTTCGCGCCTCGCCCTCGAGGGCGTTTTCGGCGATATCGATCATGTTAATCCGATAATTGCGCCGGCGGAGGAATTCCACCTCGCAACGGCCTGTGCCGCAGCCATAATCGTTTATCTGAGCCCCGTCCGGGATCCAGGTCAATATATCCGTGACCATGCGATGCGCGGTCGATCCCTGACGATAATCACCGTGGTCCCAGACGGCCTCGAATTTCTGTTTGTGGTTTTGGTCAATCATTTTTACCTATTTCTTAATAGTGTCGCGGCATTGAAATTCCTTCACCCTAAAGGGCACAAGCTAAAATTATGCTCCAGCTTCTTTTTCATTCAGCCATTCCTCTGTCGGTGCGCCGAGGAGTTCCCGGGGAAAACCGCTCATTGCCCGGACGGCATTTTTTATTGTTTCAAAACGCACCTGCCATCCTTCCTGGAACCGGCGATAACCGTGATCCATTAGGAGACAGCCGGCGACAATTATTTTTTTGTATCCGAGGCCCAGGGCGACCTCGACGCCCAGCATGGTCGAACTGCCGGACGGCGAAAAGTAGGGCCAGATCCTGTCGGCATTGTTGGTGGGATCGTTATGCGTATGCGTCACATAGTCGAGGTTGCCGCCCGCCTTCGCCCGGCGCTCCTGGAAGGCCGGGAACTCCTTGGGATGATAGGAAACGGCATGCTCGATTCTGCCCAGATATCGATCGGCGCAATCGAGGCCAACGGCCAGAAAGTCATAAGTTCTTTCGCCATGGAGGGTCCGCTCCGCCGCCACCGGATCAAGCCGCGCAATGGCGGCCAGATCAAATTCCAGGCAGGAGGCGGTACCCATGATGATGATTCGGTCGGTCATTTCTGGGTCTGCTCACCGTTCTTGTTTGCCTCTGGAGCCGGCTTGTGCCCTTCAGGGTATTTGCTGCCTTTTTGATCCTCGGAAAACTCGACCGATATCCGGGAATTGAACAACGCCAATTTGAACTTGTCCGGGCTGATCGGGATCGGGCAGGTTCCTTCAAGCAGAAGCTGCCCCTTTTTATATGGTATGCCATTCAGGACCCGTGGTTGATCCAAAACAATTTTAACTTTTGCCATAAAGATTCTCCTTTAAATCGGCGGGCGATAGATCATCACCGCCCGCCTGAGATTTTTCTCTTTTATTTAACTCAATGTCGCCTTGCAGGCGTATTGCCAGTAGCCATAGCCCACGTTGCAGATCCTTTTCACACCATAGAGGTGCTGGTTATTCTTGAATTCCTCTTCCGAGCCTTCGGCGATGGCGCTGACGGATAGAGGCTCTTCCTCCTGACGGATAAAGGGCTTCGCCGGCGCATCGGCGCGGAATACGAAAAAGTCCGCTGTCGCCGTGAGGCGCGGGTTGACGGTGCATTGGACATTGAACCCCTGTGCGGCTGCGGCGTTGGCCATGGTGTTGTCATAGGCACCGCCAGCCGCATTGATGATCTTCCCATACACGGCGCCCATGGCCGCCCCCATCATGTTGACGGGGACCTGAACCAAAAAGTTGCTCGCGTTGGCGTTCATCGGCTCGCCCTGGTCATCCTTCAAACCGAAAATGTGCTGGATGACCTTCAAGATCGCCGCGTTCATCTCGGCCACGGTGGGATTGGCCGGCACGCTGACATTAAGCTCGCTGTAATCGCTCACCACCAGGGCGTTGGTCTGGGCTCCGCTCGATCCTTCGCTATGATCCGTATCGAAGAAATACTGGCCGTCATAGCAAAGGCCGTAAATCGAGGCGCCGCCGCTGTTGATGAGCGCGGAAAGCAGCTTGCTTTCCAGCTCACCCGCCCGCTGGGCCAGCTCGTTGATGCGAATCATAATCTGGCCTGTTTTATCCCGGCGTATCCAGTCCACGGGGACAACCAAAGTCCCCTCCCAGGTCTTGTTCACGATGGTGATGCCGTTTTCCCGGAAGCCCTTGGCATCACGACCGCCGACCCACTCGCGAAGGGCAGGCGGCATGCCCAACCATTTATATGTTTCCTGATCCTGATCGCTCTGAAAGAGCATGGAGATTGCCCCGATCCAGTTCGCGCCCAGATATGCTTCGAGGGCCGCAAAAAACGACCCGATGATATCTCGCCTTCCTAATCCTGATGCTCCCATGTTTTATTTCCTCCTTTAACTTGTGCCCTTTAGGGTAAGGGTGATTTGATGTTCGTGTGACCTCGCGCCACCTTCAGGTGGTCAGGTTATTGAGCCGCTTAACTTGCGGTCACGTAGAATTTGAGGATGCAGGTGTTCGCAGCCACATAGCGATGGACATGGCCGACGAGGCTATTGCCGGACGACGTCAGGGTAAACGTCCCGTCTGCACTCATGTAAACCTTGCTTCCCACGTCCGTAACGGCAACACCGGTCAAGGTGATCTCCATCTTCCCGGATTCGCGGATATTGACATTGATGGCGCCGTCTACGGCAACCGCGGAATTGTCCGCCTGCTGAACGGCGAAACCCTGAAACTGATCACCTGCGACGAGGCCGCGGGCATAACCCGACGCGAGACCCACCGCCGCGCCCTCAAAAATTTTCGTGCTCGCCTTGACGGGGAGCGCATTCATTTCGCCCAGTTCGTAGGCCCGGGGGGTATCTACTGATAATGACATGATGTTTTTCCTCCTTTAAAAAAGTGATGTTATATTGATGCTATTCGGCTTTCTTTTCAAAAACGCGGACGTTGTTTTCGTTTTTGCAATAGGCCAGATAGGCCTTAAAGCCGCCCATCTTGAACTCATCGCGGATATTGGGATCACTATCCCATACCGCCTTGGCGCGTTCTTCCGTCGGGAGCTTGGAAAAATCGACATGGATGACGTTTCCAGCGCCGGGATTAGCCGGTCCCGCAGCATTGATGGCAGCGAGCATTGCCGCCCGCTTTTTATCCTCCTCCGATTCGATGACAGGATCAGGCGGTTTGACGGCTTTCAACTGTTCCGCCGTAATGCCGGAGGCACAGATCGTCTGGAATTTTGCGCCGGCGTCCTCGCCAAACTGGACGGCACACAGAGCGCCGATCCTGGCCCTTTCGCCCGCTACGGCCTGGGCTGCAATCTCGTCCACATTGATACTTTTTGCCCCCTGATTTCGAATCGTCTCGCACAGTTGCGGAAACAACTGAACCAACTCTTCGACGGTGGAGGGCGTCACGGTTTTATCTTTTCCAAACATGACATTCTCCTTTCCAGGGAGCATCCCCCCTGTTTTTATGATTTGTGTTTTCCTTTCCGACGCCAGGGAAACGGCCATTTCGATAGCCGTATCGATGGTGCCAACCATATCCGCAAGACCGGCATCAACGGCCTGCCGGCCAATAAAAATCCTGCCGTCAGCCATGTCGGCAAAAACCTGCTCAACACTGACGTCCCGGTGTTCTGCAACATCGGCAGCAAAAATTCCGTAAATGTAATCAAGTTCCTTCTGGAACACCTCGATAGCCTCCTGGGAAAGGGGCTCGGAATCGTTGCCCAGAGCCTTGTATTTCCCGGCGGTGAGGTAGGTTGTCTTGAGGCCTATGCGCTTGTCCATCTCCGAATAATCGTAGTGGATCATGAGGACGCCGATACTTCCCACGTCAGCGGTCTGATCGACGATGACGGCATTGGCGGCACTTCCCAGCCAGTAAGCGGCGCTGGCAAGAAATCCGTTTCCGAAAGCAACGATGGGTTTTTCTGCACGGGAGGCGAAGATCTCGGCAGCCATAGCGGCGACGCCGTTCACTGTCCCACCGGGGGAATCTATATCGAGGACGATAGCGCGGACCGCCGGGTCGGAAAGCGCCTGCCGCAAAACCTCGGCGAGGTTATCGAGACTCGATCCATTAAAAAAATAACTGTATAAACTTGACCGTTTGGTAATGGCACCGGTGATGGGGATTACGGCAACGCCGTCCAAAACGGTATAGTCATTGCGTGTTTCCGGAATTTTGGCGAAGAACTTTTCCATATTGGGTGCAGTGATGTTGAGCTCGCCAAATTTGCGCTGCAGGATTTCAAACTGTTCCGGGATGATGCCCCAGCATTGGCCGCGTGAAAAATCGGTTATATCCATAATATTCCTCCTTACGATTGATCGAGCCCCTGGCCCGCCTCTTCCTGATCGTCCACCATGCCGTCATTTGCTGGCTTAATGGATTTGTCATCAATGGCGGACTCGGTGAGACCGCGCTCTTTCATCATTTCCTGTTCTTCCTGGAGCTGGTCAAATGTTGTCCGGATATCACCGCCCCTTTCGGCGATGGCTTCGGCACGGGTTTTTAAGTTGTTCTGGATCGTCCTGATATCGGCATCGGCGGCCTTGATGGGCTCGATATCGCCCTTCGGGGATCCGCGCCACTCGGCATGGGTGAGGGGATGCATATTCAGATAAAAATCCACCACGTCCAGGTCGCCGCGGAGATATGCCTCTTCCATGAGCATCGTATAAATCGGCTGACAGAAATGCTGGCCCAGCCAGACACGTCGCATCATAAAGACACGCCAGGCATCGAGCATGGCGGAGCGAAAACCGGCAAAATTAACATTTTCCACATCCTTGAACAGGACGGGATGCGGTATATTAAGGGCCATGGCGATGGCCTTTTTGATGACTTTGGTAAAAGGTTCAAAGGTGGTTCCGGGACGCGAGGCGGCGATAGGTTCGGGCTTCTCGCCAGGTGAACCGTACATAATCTGCCCGGGCATGATCTCCTGGTAGCGGACCTTGTTCGTCGCATCCGCTGTCTCACCGGAAAGGGACATGAGCTGATTTGCGACATTGTAGGGATCGCTTCCGGTTCCTGTTTCGATAAAGAGCGCAAAGGCAGCGGTGACGATGTTGGAAACCAGCTCAGCATCCAGGTAATCATTGAGATCCCTGAAAAATTTCATGGCTGGCGCAAAGAACGGTATCCCGCGATATTGCTCGGCGTCATTCTGAATGAAGCCATGAAGAACATTCCAGCGGTGGCCCTTCCGGGCGGGGATGCGTATGAAATCTCTAGAATTATTCGCCTGGTAATAGGATTTCCCTGTTTCTATCTCCGATTTCTGGATCCAGTAGGCTACGGGTGCGCCGTAAATATCGATCTCGACGCCGTCGATGATGCTCCTGTCGGTACTTTTATCAGAGGGTGTCCGGAGACGCAGCGGGTTGATCACCTGGCAAGCCAGACTGTAAGGGCGCAGGGGATCCTTCATCATGGGAAGCAATACAAGATATTCGCCATATTGCATGAGGTTGCGCTGAATGAGGAACTGGACGGCGCCAAAATTCATGCGCCGGGCGGCATCAGCGAAGGGGCTCCAGGTTTGGTATATGCCGCGCTGTTGTGCCTGGATGAGGCGGATCTCATCTTTTTCCAAGGCAAGAGTATCAGGACCTAGAGACGGGTGCGGGACAAGGCCGGATCCGACGATGGTCGTCGCAAATGTATCGACAACGCCGGCGCCATGGGGATCATTATTAGTAAGGTCGACCGACCGCTCAACAATGACCTCCCGTTCGGAGGCCTCTTCGATGTTTGAGAGAAGACGCCGGGGAATCCAGTTTTTCTGGGAACCGGTTTTCTGGGCCGCAGTGCGTCTGTAGGTATAGCCGGCAGATTTACGAAAAGGGCGTCCATGGGCGTCATAAATGACCGGCTGGGGAATATTGGCTGCCATATACCGGACGGCCTTCGAGAAGATATCCTCATTGCGGGCAACTTCCTGCATCAGCCGGCCCTCCGCATTGTGCCGATATTGATGGCCGGGTAGCGTGTACCTGATTCTGCCGCGTAACGCTCCAAAAGGATCTCTTCATACTTCGTCAAGGCGACAAGATCGGCGTGGGTAACTGCCCGCCCCGCAATGGAATAGGACTGGCCGGCCATGACGGCGGATATTGCTGACTGGACTTCTTCTAACTTTTCCAAGTTGGTCTTTATTGCCATAGCGTCACCCATTCTTTGTTAGTGCGGAGCGCCCCAAAATCATTCGGAACGCCCCGCCCGGGGGGAAAAGAAAGTATGTGGCGACAGACTACCACCTGTTTTTTTATAAAAAGGGGAATTAAACGGAATTTAGTCGGAATTTGGTCGCAGTTTAGTCGGAATTTAGTCGCATTTTAGTCGCATTTTTTCTTGACAGGTTTTTTCGAGGCGGGATTTTCTTCTTCGGCCAAGAGGATATCCTCGGGAAGATTTTTTGAGTTTCCTCGGGTGATGGCCCTGAAAAATTCATCGAGATTGTCCGTGTGGGCATAACAATGACCGTCAATATATATAACCGGCATGCCCAACTTGATGAATTTTAGATATTTATATGGCGAAAGCCCTGTATAATCCAGAATAGCTTGGCGGTTATCCAATATTTTATCATTTTTGACTGTTGTCATCGGTTCAGCCATCCTGGTCGTTCAAAATTTCGGATGCCTTGAGAGATGGGTCGGGCGGCGGCCGGGGCCATGCCGGCCTGCTGTTCCTGTTTCGCCTTGGCGGCGCTTGATGCCAGGAGGCGGAGACCGCCGCCAGGGAATTCCATCTCGACGCAGGCAGCGGCCAGAACCTCGGCATCGAGCAAATGGTTCGGACGCTGATGGGGATTGACCCATTCCTCAATGCCCTGTTCATTCACCTTTTTTTCTTCGGCAAGAATTTGTGCCACATAATCCGTACCCGTGGCGCTGTGGAGAAACGCGGCGCCGGGGAGATCTCTGGTTTCCGGTTCGGAAGCCAGAGAGAGGCGAAAATGATATTGATCCTTTGCCTTTACCGTATCGACGGAAATGACCCGCAGGCCTCCGGGCAGTTTTTTACCCGCCGGCGTGGACATCTTCTCTTTACCCAGGGAAAGCATACCGCCAGCAATGGGCGTACTAGATCCCTTTGTTCCCCAGAGGGCGATGCCACCGCGGCCACGGTTTTTGATTAGCCAGAAATAGGTCTCTTCCGTCATGGTCATGTCCTCAAATTTTTTGCCGCCGCCCGTATCGATGCATGCCCGGAAGATGCGCATGACGCGGGTACTATTAGTAACGGGATATGAGGATTCATAGAGGAGCGCCTCCACGTCCGGCCAGCTTGCAAGATAACCGTAATGAATCAGCCAGCTAGTCAAGATCGCCGACCAGGCACGGACAACAAACCAGAAACCATTCTGCTGAACATCTACACCCAGGGTAAGGGTGATGGCATCTTCCGGAACGGTCTGAGGAGCCAGATCGCAGCGGGCAGCGAGGATCTGTTCTTCTTTTTTGGAGATAATTTTCAGTTCCCAGGGTTCGGCAAGGTGCTTATTATAAAAATCCTTAAATTCCGTAAAATCGCTCAATCCCCGAAGAAAACTTGCCGCGATCTTGGAAAGCGACACAAACCGGGAGAGCCATGACGGGACATGAAAGGCTATTTTAGCCGGCATATACTTTTTTAGATAATTGAATAATTCCAGTCCCGTTTCAGCCTCCCGCCACTGCCCCCTCTTGACGGCGATATCGCGCTCGTAATCGTTCCAGCTTCTCAAGCAATGGGCGCATTCATACCAAGCTAGTTTTTCGGCTTCGATGATTTCCGGATCCTCGGAGTGGAATTCCCCGTCGGCATCCGGCTCGGTTTTACGGGGCCATTTGATCTGGCCGAATTTCATCTCCTGCATGGCGCCGCATGCAGGGCATTCCACCCAATATTCGAAACGCACCTGGGCGGCGTTGTAATATTTCCAGACGGGACCATTCTTGACGGTCGGAGTGCTGATGATCCAGTGTTTTTCCTGGCCGTCATACGTTATGAGCCGGGCCTTGGTCAGGAGTATGGCGCTGGTTTCCCTTTTTCCTACTGTGTCCGAATATTTATCAACTTCATCATTGACCGCATACCGGCACGGTTTGTTGGCCATCGAGGAGGCCGATCGCGCCCAGGCAAAATAAATGGGTAAATGAATCAGACGGACATGCTTCTTGCCCATGTCATCATCCAAGCCGGTCATATAGGAGCGAAGACGCGGGCTCGATTTGATCATGGCCCCGATACGATCGACAGCGTTATCATCGGATGTTTTTTCTTCCGGATAGACCATCATGACCGGTCCCGGCTCCTGGTCGATGGCGACGCCGATGCAGTTGTTGACGGCCTCGGTCTTCCCTGTTTGCGGCGCGGCACAGACCGTTATCTCGCGGACGGACGGGAAAAAAGAGGCATCCATGACGCCAGCCAGATAGGGTGTGATTTCGTTTTTCCATTTTCCCCGCAGTACCGACATGGTGAGGACGCGATGCTGCTCGCACCATACGGATGGACGCCGCTTTTTCGCCCGGCGCAAAATCTTCTTTTCTGCAGGCGTGAAGGCGATCCGGCGGCGGATCCCATCCGGATATTGTTCCAGGAATGAAAACGGGAGATACGGGGCGGAACGGGGGATATGGACAACGGTCACCATAATGCTTCTTCCCCTGATTCATTTTCGGTCTCTACCTTGGCAGCATCTATTATGATCTCATATTCAAGCGGCGCGGCATAATTGTTGATATGCTCATCCAGATCGTGGGTCATCTTGCTTATGAATTCTCCAACCCTGCTGATATCTCCGCCGAAACCGCGGATCCATTCGGCAGCCTTGGACTGTACCCAGTGCTTCAGCCCGGCATCGAGGATCCCGGCCCGGCCGGCCAGCTCGATTTCCATCTCTTCGCGCAGAAGGTATCTGCCCTTGTCTTTGTCTAAGTTAAATTTTTTTCTTTCATATTCAATATCCAGGTTCTTGAGTTCTTTCTCCACCTTTGCCCGCTGGAGTTCCTCCGCTTTTTCCCGGAGGCGCTTGCCGGTAGATTTCTGTTTGAGAAAAGTCCTGGCGTAGCGGTCTATATCCTGTTCGCGGTAGGAACCATCTGGACGGGGCGATAATTTCCCTTCTTTTTGATGCCGGTAAAGGCTTGTTTTCGTCACCCGCCAGCCAGTGCCCTCTAAATACTCGAGAATGGCCGATAGATTTGCCAGGTTTTTTTCAGGGGAAAAATGCTTTTCGTTCAATATCGTCATGAAATTATCCAATTTCGATAAACGCTACTTTTTTATATTTTTTAAAACACATTGTTGGCATTGATCCCATAGTTCCATCCCTGCAGGAAGTTTTTCCAGTCGATAATCTCGATAGGATGATTCAGTAGATATTCGGTGACTTCCGGCTCACGGAATATCAGGTAGCTGAACCGGCCGCCGACATATTTGCCGTTACGCAGGCAGGTGAAGCGTTCCGACGTGTGATAGATTTTAACTTCCGGATTTTTGCGCAAGAGGACATAGAGCTCCAGGATCAATGCCGGAAGGTCGGGCGGTGGCTCCTGGATCATCTGCTTGTGCCCTTCAGGGTAAATGTTCTGTTCATCGTTAGCAGCGGCCGGTTTTTGTGCCGACGGACGCGCATATTCCATCGTCAAGACCGGTGGCATTCCCGCTTTAATCCACTGTTCAAGGTCTGTCCCCAGCCTGTAGGCGTCACCGGGATCCTTGCCCCGGGGAACGGGCCAGCGATCGCAATTGTCGAAATTTTCCTGCCACCAGGCGGAGGCCCTTGTGCCGGCACTGTCATAATCTAGGGCGTCAAGAATTTGTAAGCAGCCGCGCAGTATCTCGCAGGCCAGGGCGTCCGGTTTCGCTGAGGCCGATCCGACGGCAACGGCACCGGAAACCACACTGTTTGCGGCGACAGCGATGGCATCCAGCTCCGATTCGACGACAACAAATGCCCGACGGTCCCGCCCGCAGATCATCGTGTGCATGGCAGAGCCGGGGATTACATAATAGCGGGGGGCGCCTTCAGGGCGGCGGATCCGGATCCGAAGCATGGCACCATCATCGATGTATGGGATGACGAGGCCCTGGGGGATCCATAGGACTTTCGGCTTACCGTTTTCCCGTACGATGTCCTGCAGCCCCCATCCCTTCCGGGCACGATAAATGTCTTTCCCGTCTTCGCCGGGATTCCAGCCGAGGCGGTAAGCGGCGGCCGTCTCGGCGTTAATGCCACGGCCGGCAAGCCAGGCAAGGATGTCCCCATTTTGGGCGAGGTTTTCCTGCGACCAGGCAACGAATTTCTCGGCCTTCTCCTGCCAGAGATCGACAGGAGCATCGTGGGTTTCCGGTATAAAAGCGGGTTTTGTGTCGGCGACCGGCGACCGGCGATACTGGATCGGCCGATCCGGAAGCCGGATATTTAGATGACCGCAGGCTTCCCGGAATCCCATACCCTCAAAATCGCGCAAGAACTGAATATTGTCACCGTTTTTTCCGCAGCCCCGGCACCAGTAGCCGCCCTTCCCGTCCTGCTGTGCGGGCCAAACATGGAAGCGATCCGTACCTCCGCAGCCAGGACACGGCCCCTGCCACTCTCCGCCGCGGGTACCAGACACCTTTTTTAACCGAATGTGTTTGAGCGCCAGGTCAAAGGTGTTTATTTCAAACCCTCCCTCTCAGCTCTTTTTCTTTTTTTT